GCAAGGAGTTCTGCGTCTTTGGTACGAACAGCCCAGCCTAACAGCGCCAAGATGACTGTTAGGACTGCGTTCCAAGCAAATAGCTCCATATGTGCGCTCCATCAAGCGGCGTAAGGATTCACGCGCTCTCGTTGTTTCAGTTTCGGCTCATCGTGATCCTTAGCCTGCGGTAGCTCAAACCATCCATCATTCTTGAGATAGATAATTGCCTGCGTGAATGTATCGACATAGTCGTCATGCTCAGCGACAGGGAACTTCTCAAGCTGTTTCATGAATGCTTGCGCCCAACTTACAGGGTGACCACGATTCTTGCGCGACTCTGGAATCCACAAAATACCAAGCTCTAATGTTGGAGCGGCTTGGTGCGCACGGGATACCTTGTCAGCGTTTGAGGGATTATAGCCAATGGCTGGTACTTTAGCCAAGCGCAAATCTTGCAATAATGACTGCCCACTTGCCTTAGCCTCGACAATGATCCTGTCAGGCTTTCTAGCCCTAGCGTAAGGGTTGTCCTTAGTCTTGCCCCCATCGCCATACTCTGTGCCCCAGTCCTTAATGACTCGTGCTCGCAGGTCAGGGTAGCTCAGGTGCTCGTCCCATGCGTCGACAAGCATGACATTGTGCACACCCCTTTGCGTAAACACAGCGTAGACCGTGCACGCTGTGGGGTCGCCTGTAGTTTTCTCAGTGAATGCGGTGTCATAGCTTTGCAGGATGTACTCGAACTGTGGCAAGCCAGAGTCAGCAGGCCATAACTGGAAATGCTTGGTCTTCAGGATACCACCCTCGATAGGGCTAGGGTTCTGCTGTAGCTGTCCGCTCGTGCCGTACACGCCTAGCAGTTGCTTGAGCTTGGTTACCTCTTCCTCACCAAAGCGGTCAGGGCAGATCAACTCGCCTACCTTAGTCCGTGGGTCATAGTTGCCTAAGACCGTCTTACGCTTGATCCCATCCCACTCAGCAGGGATACAGATGTGCTCCCATCCCTTGATGTCCTCGATGATATGCCCAGAGATGTCCCTCTCGTGCAGGCGTTGCATGATAGTCACCATGGCATCTGACTTAGGGTTGTTTAGTCGCGTAGACCAGACCATGTCAAACCACTCGAGGGCTGACTCTCGCATGGCATCTGACTGCGCGTCTTGAGCACCATGGGGGTCGTCAAGGATCAGGCGCGAGCCACCCTCACCAGTAGCTGTACCACCAACAGAGGTAGCTAAGCGGTAGCCAGTCTTGTCGTTCTCAAACCTCTGCTTGGCGTTTTGGTCGCCAGCAAGCTCGAACATGTGCCCCCACCTCTCCTGATACCAAGGGGACTGGATCAGGCGACGAGCCTTCAGGTTGTCCCTGATCGAGAGGTTACCTGAGTAGCTTGCGCAGAGGAACTTCTGTTGAGGCGTGGTGAGCCACTCCCACATGGGCCACATCACCGAGACAATGGTCGACTTGGAGTGCCGAGGGGGGATGTTGATCAGCAGGCGCGTGATCTCGCCAGCGCTGACTGCTTCGAGGTGCTCGCAGATTTGTTCGATGTGCCAACTGGGGACAAAGGGGATGCCCGGCTCCACCACATGCCAACTCTGCTTCACAAACTCATACAAACTCGCCGAAGCCTTGCGCCTAAGCTTCTCCTTCGTAATCATCTCCAGCATCACTGCTGGCGCGATTGGCGCGTTCACCTCACTCGCCCCTGTTCCTAATCGCGGACTCCAGCAAGTGTGCTACCTCCATCGAGCTTCTGACCCTCTCTTGGTCAGTCCCCTCAATCTTCCCCATCGCCTGCCACTGCGTTGCCAAGTCTGCGCAAAGTTCTGCGCACGCTTTGCGCTCCATCTTTGCACCCTTCTCAGCACTGCTCTCCAAAGCATCTGACATGAGAGGCGCAACTTTGGTCATGGCATCCTTGATGCATTGCATGGCGTAGCTGTACATCTGGTCTGATGTGTACTGCAAGTCAGCCCCACCATAAATGGCAGGGTTTGGCAGTGGGGGTAATTGTTCTGGACTCATTCTTCTACCACCGTTTTCTGTAAGAGTTGTTGCATTTGCTCGAGTTCTTGGTCGTTCAGCCCCTTGAGGTTGACAGCCGCGATTGTGATCGGAGCGCCATCAATCCCTGAGTGCTCGACCTTCTGAGTCTCAGCCCAGCGCATCTGGCTCTTTGTCCACCAAATCATTGCAGTCGTGTCTCCTTCTAACGCTTTGTCGAATAACGCCCCACCAATCTTGGAGTTAGCGTTTGCCTTCCCACCAAGTAGTTCTTTTTGGAAGTGCGTTCTGAGCGTGTCGATGTGTATCCCAGTCCTTACGAGAATGGCTATCTGGTCTTGCGGAAGACCTCTGCCTGATAGGGTAGCCACTAGCTGTCGCTCAGCGACTGTAGGCACGAATTGGGGTCTTCCTGCGCCTTCTCTAGCCCCACCCCTCTTGAGTTTCTTTTCTTGTTTCGGTTTTTCTAATTCGGTAGTCATAAAGTTATCCTTTTGGTATGGGTACATCTTGAGGCCATCTACCCGAGTCCACAAGCGATGAGACAGTCTTATCGTGTGCGGTTTGCCACATTTCTTGGCGTTCCTGTCTCGATAGTTTAGCACCCTGATCAATTTCGTGGTGGCACATTAGACACAGCGCCGCAACGAGGTTGTCGTCTGCCTTCACGCCTCTTCCCTTGTGCCCACCCCAGTTTGTGTGAGCGGCTTGGCATCCACCCCCTCTTCCGCACAGTTGGCAGTCGAGTTCACTTACTAGCTGGAGGAGCTTTTTGCTTCGGATGTACTTGTGCTTTTGGAACAATGATTGTCTCCAGTGTGGAAAACCTGTGCATATTTGCGCACTCGATTCGCCTGCGTTTGGTGTTGTTTTTGAGGGTTCTTGTGTCTTTAACTATTGTCCATGTGTTGCATTCAGGGCACTTCATTCATGAGCCTTTACTTGCATGCGCTCGTTAGCTTGCCTTGTTCGCCATATTTCTATGTCCAATCGGTCAGCCTCGATCTGCCATTTGAGGGTGATCTCGTTCTCGGTCGCAACAGCCAATCCCTTCAGGAGTTCCTTGTACTGTGGGTCAGCGTAGGCTTCTCTCTCCTGAGCGTTTGCCGCCTCAATCCCCATGGCAAGTGCGTCTTTCATGAGCAATGCTTTGAGGGACTTGCGAAACTCTTCGAGGTACACCCTTTGCCCATAAGCCGCACCATACAGGGGTGACTTCTGCCTGATTGATTCTGCTTTGTCTTCTGGATTCATTTGCGATCCCTTTTGTGCCAACATGCCTGACATATCCATTTGCGTTGCGTCACTTCTACGCCACCTTCTGGTGGGCGCTTCTCTTCACACTTTGCGCACAGCCTGAGTTTGTGCAGTGGTTGCTTTTCGTTCATTCTTTTGTTTTCAAATTTCTAATAACTATAGTAAAACTGTCTAATGTGTCCTTACCAAACACAGTCATTTTTTCTATTTCTTTTGCGACCTCTTCGATGGTTTCGTTGCGGATATTGCGTTTAGCGTCGACCTGAGCCTCGACCATTTGCCTTTTGCGCCAGCCCATGGCTTTTTCCCAAATGTTTAGTTCAGACATTGTTTTTCTCCTTGACTGCGGCTTCTACGCTTCTTAGACCGTCCAAGATCATGTTCTTGTAGCCCTCTTGCACTATTGTCCTTGCCTCGAAGTCCTTCCAGCCATACGCCATGAGAAGCTCCATGTCTGTCAGGTTAACCCAACTCTTCTCTCCTTTGAAGTGATAAGGCTGACCCTTCTTCATCTCGATCTCATGAGCTATGCGCTCAAATTCGTCGTCCTCGTCTGTGTGGATCATGTGTTGCGCTCCTTTAACAATGCAATGGCTTGACCTACGGCACTTTCTTGACCAAGGTTTTTGTTGTAAAACAAATCAGTTAACTCATCATTTGTCAGACCTACCCATGTGCGCTGTGGTGTGCCAATGCTTACATTTCCAGTTACAGGGTCAATCTTCACTCTGTCATTGGAAAACATAGATGCTTCTAAAGCGTAAGGCTCATCCTTTGCTTCTAGTGCGGCTTTAATAGCGGTGATAGCCTCGTGGTAATCCTGAGTAAGCGTCAACCCAATGATGTTTGCATCCCTGACTTCTATCAACGCCTCCAATGCAAGGCGTAATGCTTCTTTGGTCATTTCTTTTCCCTCACACAGCTACATGTGAACCCGCTACTGTCGTAGCCAATGCCGTGGCAGTAGGGGCAATGTTCATCCGTTATCGCAACAGGCTCACTAGAGAACAAGAATTTGACCCAGTCAATTAATTCACGGATTGCGGTCATGTGTTCTTCTCCTTTAAGGTTTTCTCAATGGCGTTGAATAGCGCATCCCATTCTTCTTGGGTCATTTGATCGGCAGTCCAAAAACTCTTCTTTTCCGCATCCGTCAGTCCAACCCAAAGGCGAACGTACTCCTGAATGTCGTCGTCGTCGTTCATGCGTCCTCCTGTTGGTCATCCCACTCGTCTTGAGGCCACACCAGCACTGGCGTGTCAGCACCCAAGTAAGCACCCTCAATATTGAGTTCAATGTGTTCGCGGGCTTCTTCAGCGGTTGCGCCATTGCGCATCAAAATCTCTCTGATTTTCTCAGCGTCATACACCAACACATTGACTTGGCTAAGGTCGCGCCACACCATGGCAGGGCCAATAATCGCCTCGTCATAACCATCGTACTTAATCATTGCCTGATCTCCCTTGACTTGAGTAAGTTGTGTAGCGCCTCAGACTCTTCGTCTTTAAGCTCAACAGCTCCATCCATAAGGGTTCCGTTGTTTGCCATGTTTTGGATGTCAGCAATGAACTCAGCTAACTCCTCTTGAGTGCCATCAAAGTCGTCAAAACAACCCTCAGCAAATATCACTTTGAGTTTGTCTGTCACAGGTTACCCCCTGTTTCAAACCAAATGATCGTTAGGGTGGCAACCAACATCAATGCGGCTATTGTCAAAAAGGCTAACACTGCCTCTGTTATTTCTCTAAACATTTTGTAACTCCAATCATGCGTAATGCGGCTTCTGGGCTGTCGATGCGGCAAAGCGTACCTCCAGTCCAATTCTCGAAAAAGTCAGTTTGTAGCTTTGTCAATCGCTTTTTAGATGTGGTTTTGATCTCTACAAGGAAAGTATGGTTTTTAAATCCCACAAGCAAATCCACAGGTAAACCAATAATCCACACCACTGCGCCAGCGGCACGAAGAGCACTGACAATTTGATCTTGATTTGCGTCAACACGGGCGGCGTACCTCATTCTTTATCCTGTTCATTCTTTGGCGTAAGTCTTCGGCGGCAGGCTTGCCACGCTTTTTTGCGATGTCATTGAGGACTTCCTCCCACCAGACTTTGGCGTTGCCCAGACCCTCGACTTGTCTCTTTGTCTGAAACCGCCTGATCCATTCCTTTGCTTCCATCTCCCTCATAGTCTCCCGTAAGCTCAAGCGCTCTGAGGATGACAAATGAGCTAAATTGTTGACCTTCTCTGGCTCGATCAAGAATTGCTGTTGCTTCATGGTGGGTCATGCCTTCCTCCTCAATTGAGCCATCTTTGCTAAAACTTCTAGCGGAATAGGAACTGCTTTTTTGTCATCAGCTTTAATTTTTTCAAGCTCAGGATCAGGCTCATTTTTTGATGGAACTGTGATCCTGACAATGTCAGCAGGGTTGCGCTTAGGTGCGTGGGTGCTTCTAACCCAGTTACGCCAAGTTGCAAACCAGTCCAGCTTCACACCCTTTTGACCTGCTTGGGATGTCCAGTAGTCTTTAAACTGATCAAAGGTTTGCGCAGGGTGAAGGTCTGGTCTTTGGCTGACACAAAACTCAATCCAATCCTTTGTCAAACAAAAATCTTGAGCGAGGCGTGAGCCGCGCTTGTTCTTCTCTATTGGTTTATTAGTTAATAGTTCTTGGTTTATAGTTGCCTTAACGATGGGTTGCGAGTCGGAAGCCACTGGGTTACCCACTGGGTTCTTTTTCCTTCCACCAAGGCGACCATTGGCTCTATTTTTCTCAGCCATTGCATGATATTGGTCAATGACCACATGACAACGTGCGTGAAACCATCCGTCCTCGTGCTCTTCAAACATGTCATTTAAGACATCTGCAACCACACTGGCTTTAATTCGGATTCGTCTGGCAACCCACTGGGTATCCAATGGGATTTTGGCTTCGGTGTCGTAATACATGTCCAAGAGTCGGCGGTAAGCCAAGTCTTCTTCGTTGGACAAATGAGCAGTGGCGGCTCGATAGTCGCCTATGCTGAACTGGTAATAGTGCATAAAGTTTCCGCTTTTTAAACCACCCTTTAGAGGAATTACCAGCAGGAGAAGGGTTAACTCTTTTCAGTGCGCTCATGACTTCGCACCTAGCTGGGTTCCATATTATTCTAAAACCAATCAGGACGCAACACCCTTAACTGCCACACCCTTCCCTCGGGTATCTGCTTCCATTGGCAGACAGCTCCTCGAGTGATGGACAAGATGCGTGCAAGCTCACTTAGTGAGCCTGCCAACATGATTGCTTTTTCTTTAGTCATGCCGCATTCTAGTACAGATAGCTAAACAAATATATTTTATTTAATTAGGGAAAACACCTATGAATAGATTGCTAAACATGCTTAGATTGCTATACAATCACGACATGCCCTAGCGTTTTGCAAGGGGTCTTTTAAGGAAATCAAAATGACATTCTCACATTCACGATTCGTCCCTTTCAACGTAAGACTCGTTGAAGCTGACTTTACTCTTGTCCAAACTGGTGGCAAATCACTTTACGAATTGCGCGAAGACTTTTTTGACAACGCAGTAAATTTAAGCGATTCCAAAGGCAAGCCAATCCGCATTGTTTCTCCTTATGACATTGCTATGTCTGGTGGCGAACCTTACGGTACTTGGAAGTAAATCATGGCAACTTTTCAAGAACGCAAACAAGACTTTTGGGAGTGGCATAAAGCCAACCCAAAGGTCTGGGAATACTTCGAGAGGT